AAGTTTACGCAATAACCTCGTCCGGTGCTGCAAACAGCGCAATTTTTTTGATCGCGGTTGCCTAAATATTAACTTTATTATGGCATGCAAAAAAATAGTTTAGCAAATTCAATGATCTGTAATATTTTCAACGATATAGCGCGGTTGACTTCGGGACAAATGCGGACAAATGCGGACATTTGATTGCCCCAAACCGTGCCCCAAACGCCATTTTGCCCCAAAATCTGCCCCAAAAAACAGCTCACCAAAGAGAAGGGCTTCGGGAGTTGGTGATGAGTTTGCACGCAATACGCTTTATATAATAATTTGCGACACGGCTATTGGGTGGGGCGCTTAACTTGTGATATTTCTAGCACTGCTACTGCTTACAGTCACTGCGGGTAGTGATTTAGACGCATGCCTCAACGCAGCGTTGAACGCAATGAGAGTTACTGGCCAACATTCGTTCTTCACACGATTTGAATGACTCTGGAACACAAAAATATCCTCTGGATGCCTTTCCCGTCGCCGAGTTATCATCGCCATCACCGCAGGTGGAATTTCAACGCGCAGCGCTTTCAGTCTCCCCCTCTCTCGTATCAGTATCGAATTGCCATCTATGTCATCGTAACGAAGCGACAGCAGCCTGCCTGGACTGAGGCTCGTGTGGAAAATCAATGCCCACAAATCAGCCCAGGTATCTGAGATTTTGACAAGGTGACTATTAATTATCAAAAATTGCGCGAACGTTAACGCTTCCTTGCTCCTCACATTCAACCACTCTTTCTTCTATTATTCGTGAGGTTATTATCTCAGATGTTAATTTCAGGCAACAGTAGTTAAAGTAAAGTTACTTTCACCAAGTTATCAAACCGGCCTCTCATCATTCCTCATATCGTTGATCGAGTGCGTAGCAACCCCGAGCACCTCGACATCATCAAGCGCCTCCCCTTCAATCGACTCCCCTTCGCTAGTGATAAATGACTTACCCATGAGTTTTGCAAAATGCATCTCGCCAGCGACACGTATCAGAACGACGCTTCCCTGCGTCACTTTCAGCGACAAATCGAGAACTACATAGCCGCGGTCAGTCTGGATAACCTGCGAGTTAGCGCCAATGTCACACGCAGCGGTTACCGTCAACGCAGACTCGATGTAATCAGCTGCCGGTGATGGAAATGGGCCCATTACATAACCCTCCCCATATTGCGGAGTATCCACAGCCGATTATCCGTATGCTCCGGCGTTTTGTCAGCGAAGCACGACTGATAGCGCTCTATCCAGCGGTTAGCCTCGGAGTAGGAAAAGTGGATGCCACGGCACACAAGCGAGGAAACGAAATCCCCGGTATAAAGGTATTGAAAGCCTTTCGAATTACGAAGAATCGCCTCTCGAAAGGCCTGGTTGATGTCTGACTGTCGAATCATGATCCTTCCTCTCATAAACACTGTTTATGCATACAGTAATTTTAATGAATGGGAAGATCAAGAGAGGTTGCGGCTATCAATTTTTGCAATTGACGCAGCTGATTGATATTAATACCTAACGCTAAATACCACACTCAATTATCGCCGCATGATGAAAAATTCAGACGCCCTACTTCGTAGAATACTGCGTAAAGCTGACGGTCTCGGGGTCAACGTCAGCCGGTACAGCATTAACGCAGAGTCTCTGTTGACTCACGGATGGACTGAGGTTTCCGATGGGAGAACGTCGATGATGATAGAACTCATGGACAAAGGGGAGTTGCGCTTCTTTCTGTGTGTTAAGCATTTGGTTTCAAATCAGGGGTAATTCTCAATGGCGATTTTTTTGCGCTGATCATACTATTACAAAAAATAATTCTGAGTTATAGGGGTTGTAATGAGAAAGATCATCGCACTCGCTGTGGCACTGGCTGTGTTCCCGGCCATCTCCGCCCAGCAGATTTGGTTTGCACCAAACAACACAGACATGCTGAACAACAATGCGCGAGACGCTGAGTGGTCACAAACTCGCGACAACGTGGCAGTGTTCAAATTTTACTACCAGATCATCAGGGACACCCCGTTACCGATCCTGAAGGACAAATTCAACTATCTCAGATCCCACAACATCAAGGTGGCGATAGAATGGCCTGGCCTGACCTGGCACAAAAACGGATTGGGATACAAAATTGAAGGTTTCCAGGAGCCTGGTTTTTCACAAAAAATTATCAAAAAAGTAAAAGATGCTAATGGGTATGTTGATTTCTTGGCGCTGGATGAGCCGATCTTCTTTGCTCATTTTAAAGAGGGTCCAAACCATCCGAGAATCGATATACCAACCATCGCTAGCATGATCGCGTACAATGTTAAACCCTTCTATGACGCGTTTCCTGGGCTACAAGTTGGCGACATTGAGCCCATCAATCAGATGCCTCCAGAGGTTTATAAAAAGGCCATACCTGAATTCCTGAACGAGTACAAGCGCATTACCGGGCGTCCGATCGCATTCATGCATGCCGATGTGTACTGGCAGGGGGACTGGAAACCAGCCATGGACTATACCAGCAAGCTGATGAAAGAGAACAATGGCCGCTTTGGTGTGATATTTAACTCTGCAGTTCAGTCTGCACAGCCGTACGCATGGATGATGAGTGCCAGGGAAAACATAAAGGTATATTTATCCGGGAAATCACCCATGCCAGATGATGTGGTAATGCAGAGCTGGAACAAGAGCCCAAAATCTCCAGTTGGTGATACAGATCCGCACTCTCATTCAAGTCTTATTCAGTATTTTAAGACAGAAGAAAAAATCCGTCGCTAAGGTGAAACAATGCTAGCCATTAAAAGAAAAAGGATTTTAGAAGGAAGTCCTAATCAGACAAGATTATGGGGCATGTCATTTAGTGCGATACTGGTAGGGATATATCTATTTGCATCAATATTTCTGCCCTCTGGCAAGGTATTCGATATAAATATAAAGTTATTATTGCTAATGGTCGTTTTAGCTGCCATGGTTATCGACAGAAGAGGAAGGCCTATTGTTAAACTGGCTGCTCTTCTATTGGTGCCGCTAATGTATTTAATTTTTGAGGTTTTTACTGCGCTAATTACCTTCCCTAGAACTGACCTAATTTTTTCACAGGCCACCCAAATAATAGTATTTTACCTAATAATTGCATTGCCATTTGCATCATATTCAAAAGAAGAGTTAGGGACGGTGGTCATCAATCTGGTTGTAAACTCTGTAGTGTCTGTTGGCATATTTAAGCTACTTATAATTGCATACGCTACTTTAAAGGGCGTTTCCGTTACATCAATAGTAATAATGGTTGCGGCATTCTTTAGCGCAAATATAATGACTTACGACCTTGATGACGTTGCTTTGGCTAGAATAAACATGCCAGCTGACATCGTGTTATATGGTGTAATGCTTTACCTGGTTAATAAAATCTTCAGAGAAGGAATAGACATTAAACTACTACTGAAGATTTCTATATTATCTTTCTCTGCATTGATAACCATGTCGAGATTCCAGTGGGCTGGAATAGCTTTGGCCATTGCTCTTGGTTTGATGATGAATATCAGAAACAAGAAATCACTGCTGATAGTAGCGTTAGGAGCAGTGATTTTAATTGGTGCACTATCAACGCAAACAGTACAAGATATCATCTCATCGCGTCTGGACTCCCAAGCAAGCGCAGATTCTGACGTGATCAGGGATACGCAAGAGAAGGCGATTGACAGACGTATTGCCGAGGCTCCTATCATTGGTCATGGGATGGGTTCGTATGCCCCTGATTTAATAAGGAGCCCTGGTACACCGTACTCATATGAACTGCAAGTTCCGGCAATGATTATGCAATTGGGGTATTTTGGTGTTTTTGCGTTCTTTGCGGTAACGTTAATTCCCGTTGTTTACTCGTTTTCGCACGCAAGGACGTCCTACATCATATGTGGTGGAATTATATATCTGTGGTGGATTTTCGGCGGATTCTTTAATCCATCGATATATTCATCATCTGGTGGGGCAACGCTTCTATTTTTGTGTTTGATGCCATTCTCTCCATACTTTAGAAAAAAGTAATATAAAGGGGCGCAGGCCCCTTTATTTATGACTCAACCCAATCACTGGCTATCTCATCAAAATCCGCTGGTGAAAATGTAGTGACTGATAGCGCAGCATCAACATAATCTATTGAGGCGTCCGGATGGAGATCGTCTGATGTATCACTATTGTATGTAATATAACACCCATCTGGCCATGCGGGCCGGCGCATGTTATTACCTGATTTAACTTTTTCCATTGCTTCATCATAATTGATAGCCATTATACCACCTGTTGAACTTTCTTATAGCGGAATGGGTAGGTGTATCGGTCTGTTGTCAGAATTATATCAGACAGAGTAAAGCTCGCAGCAGAACTTATTGCAGCAGTATGCCCAATATGAATAATCAGCCTATTGAGAGTCGTTGAGGACGTAACCGCGAATCTGGCATTAATTATGTACTCTGTATTTAACTCAGTAGGCGCAACAGACCAGGAAGTGCCAAACATCTGAAACATTATATACCAATTGTTTACATCACCGGCAGTCATTTTGAGTTTAGCTGTTAAGTAATAGTACTCTACCACCCCCTGACCAGGATCAGTTAGCAGTGGAAATTGCACGTTCTGGTCGTCCGTGGTGTTTGATGTTACAGGGAAACCCATAACTAATGCTCCAGAGGACGCGGTAAAAACTATATCCGCACCATAAGAAAGCGCATTCGTCGGCCTATATAACGTCGTGCTCCCCGATTTAAGGGTTAGATCGCTGTAAAAATTTCTCGGGTGCAGAACCGCTGGCGTGTTTGTCATCATTGACGACTCCCATGCGGTATTAGTACCGTTATCCACCATATATTTCGTGAATGCGTTTTTCCACGGCGCATCATAACTGGTGCTAATGATATTGCGGACAGAGCAATCCCGGAACATTGCGTTATCACACGCGTCGATTTGCAATGCCTTCAAGTAGTTGCCTGACATATCCTGATTTTGTCCGGGCTGGAATGTCCACTGGTCAAACACCGGCTCAATACCATCTACAATCTGCAATCCCGCATTATTTAATGCACCGTGGGCATACATCTGCTCAAAACGGTTTCTATAGCCCGCTTGTAATGAGACCTGGGGTAAACTGGTGAAATAACCGTTCGTATCCACGCCATTTATGTAGGCATGTGTCTCACCAGAGAATTGACGCATTACGCACCCCGTAAACAGGTAACGTGAGTTCGATGCCGTCTTAACGTGCGTGTTCAACCTGGTGGATGTGAAAAATCTCTCCATCACAACGTTGAACATTGCCTTGCTGTTTGTTGTGATGGTGAATGCCATCGGGCCAACACTGTTAGTGGTGTCGGAGTTTGTTCCTGAAATATCGATATCACGAATGGAGCCGTCGGTTATGGCGGTGGTCCCGCTGCTTAATTCAATTGAGAAACCTGCGTTATTTGCAGCAGATCCACAATCGAGCAGATATACTCGCTCAATTCGAAAATTTACAATATCTCTCGCAGCACCAAGAGGATATATGCGAAGTCCCCCCAACCAGCAGTTACGTGCGAACACGCTGGAAATCTCCGAGCTGTGACAACCAGTTCCAAGAAGAAATCCACCAACAAAATCACCGCGTGTATTACCCAGGCCATCGTAGCTCAAACCTATGGATGTTAAACGGGGCTGCCCAGTGCTGGCTGGCCAAACATGCAGCCAATTGCCAGTAGGAAATGATGTATAAGGAACCAGAAAAGAGGCGCCGAAAACCCCTACAACCCATCGGGCTGTTTGATAGAACGTCTGGCTGATCGGGTATTGTCCGGCAGGGAAAAATAGTGATTTACCTACTGCAAACGCAACCGCGTCAGCATCGAAAATATATTGATATAAATCCCCAGCCCCTGCAATAGCACCCGCAGCATTAACATCCTGTCTTATATACTGCCATAGGTCTGTTGGGATGAACTCCATAACATTTATGGCATTCCGAGATTCAAGCATCTGCGCAACAGTTAACCCGTTACTATGCATTACCAGAGAGTCGCCCAAACCCTCTTCGTCTGACCCAAGGTTTGCGCGAAGTGTGGCATCGGTGACGTCGATCCACATTCCCTTTCCTGTGCCGCCAGCGGTCTCCGGCGTACTGTCAGCTGAGACTGATTTAGGAAACTCGCCATCCCAGCGCCAGTATTCATCCGTGGATTCCCACAGAAGAACCTCAAAGCGTTGAGTAAGTAGCGAACCCTTCTCAAACGAACCGATTGCCGGGACATACCCCCATAAGCCGGTTCCGGCTGGATCCTGTAGTTTTGGCTGACCAGCGCCATCGAAACCCAGCCCCTTCCAGGCTCGGTCCTCAGCTGATGGTAAAACACCTACGGAGGCTTCAGGCACCCTTAGCGTACGCTGGAATATGTCCAGATTTGCTTCAAATGGGTAAGTTGGCCGGAAGTGAATAACAGACTTACCTATAACTACGGGATCATCAGCCTCTACCTGCCAGCAGTCACCATTAATCGAAAAAACCAGCGTACCGTTGACCGCGTCCCGGGGTCCGTTAAAATCCGTCGCCCTGACCCAGAACGAACGGCGCGCAACCCAGATACCGTTTTCAACGGGGTTATCCTGCCCTAAAAGCAGAACACGCATCCCTTCTGTGGTAGTGATCGTCCGCTCATCCGTTGGCGTTTTGGACGTAATAGTCTGTTCACCAAATCGGGCAACATCGTAATCGACTGAAATAAAAACGGGTGGCTTGACAGCAACACTCGTGGTCAGGCCGTAAAGGCGGTCTTGAGGAGTCGCGGGCATTTACTTTTCTCCAGACGTGAGCAATCCCTACAGGGAAAAGCTCTGCAGTATGTGCAACGAAAGCCCGGTGCTTGTACGGGCTGGATTTTAGAGATAAAAAAACCCGCATTCGCGGGCTTGTTTGTTTATGAATCTTGAACTAACTTTTCATGGCTATCAGCTGATAGCCACACTACACACAAGGTATTAAACATGAAAAAAGCATTTGCAGTGCTGTTTGTTCTGCTGATTCCCGGCCTGGTGGTCAGTAATAACTATGGCCGTTTCGGCGGCCTTTATGTCATGTATTTTTAATACTGAGATACGCCAAGAAAACCAGCTAACGCTGAAAGAATTAATACAATAGCAACCGCAAACTCTCCATTTCCTATTACGCCCTTGCGATTCATGAACACGAGCGTGGCTACAGCAATTACAACCAGAATAAAAATCGTCATCATCTTCCTCGTTATTGCGGAGTGACATCCTGCGGTCGCCACCAGTACGTCTGGTTAAATTCTTTCTTCGATCGCTGTTCCATCTTGTGCAGATAGCCAGGTGAAAAATACTCCTGTAATTGGTTAAAAATCATATGATCAAGAGCTGCTTTTGCATACCAAAGATTTGCCCCAGGAATTAGGCCTTTCCCCAGCTTAACAAGATCACCACCAGTTTGTTTTGGTTTTCCTTCCACTGCATTTAACGGGATGCCTTGCGCCAATTTGACTACATCATCAACCAGCCCCGCAACCGGCCCCAGCATTGACGCAAGAGCACCACCACCATAACGGGTGTGATCGGAAAGCAAGAAATCGCCGTACAACCCAAGCCCCCCACCTTTAAGCAGAGCCCCTAGCCAGAATTTTCCCGCATCTTTCCCGATCATTTCACGAGGGTTTCTACCAGACGCCATATCATTTAATTGCTGAGAAAGCGCTCCAAGCATCGTAGTGCTGGCAATAAATGCGGCGACATAAGCCGCACGCCCACCAGCTGAAGGCATTCCCATAGCCCTTGACCAATGACGCATAACTACAGATATTGGAAAGGATTTGAACAAAAATACACTTCGGGTCAATTCACCTTTCCACGTCCCACGCTGAAGCCCACCACCAGTGACCATCTGTTCACGAGCCCCGGGGGTAATCACCGCCATATCAACTTCTTCGGCAACAGCGCCAAGCAAACGCCGCATAGCCTCAAACTTGACTCGCTCGGGTGGGCCAATGTGAGAAACGGCTGCATCTGGAATGCGCATAATGCTCTCAGGCGTAAGCATTGTATTATTCCCCTTGCCCCAATCCTCCTGATCGGCCAGTTTCCAGACGGCAAAGTCTTGCTCTGTCACGCCCTTGCTTTTTAAAATTCGAAAATCATTATCGTCCAAGCTGCGGAGGTCTGGCGTTCGACTAATGACATCACCTAGGCTTCCCATCATCGTAACGCCATATGCCCGTTTATGGGCATCTGACCAAGCTGTCAAACCACTGGCTCGCATAACAGCAGTCGCAGCCCAGCGAGCCTTCGACGGCCCCATGTTATCCATCGCCCAACGATTGACACTGCCAAGAAGTGACTCCATTGCTAGCCCCGCTCGACGTGCACGCGCTAGCTCTGTACGATTCGTCGGGTCCATCGCCTCCAGCTGGTTACGGAGTAGCTGACTCATTGGCAGATTAGTGACCTTTGCCGACAGATACATCGTGCCGAGATCAGAGAAGGAAGCCAGCAGGGCGGAGCCAAGACGGCTGGCCACCAGCCAGTTACGGATATTGTCGGACCATCTGGCGATATGCGGATTCGCTATCGGTTGCGTCTTGCCCGAAATGAAGTTGTAAAGATTTTCGGTGCTGTTAGCCAGGCGCTTAACCCGGCCGGCGCGTCGCGGGTTCGCGACAGCTGTTTCCGCCCTTACTTCGTCGAGAATAGAACGGAATACGTGATCCGGGTTCGGCCCGTAAGTTTCCACCAGCGCAATATCTTTGCTGATGCTTTCCAGATGATGCACCATAATTTCCCACAACGAACGGTCGCCATACTGACGCTGGTATTCAAGGTACGCCTCACCATCTTTGAAATGGATCTGCCGGGAAGCATTTCCCCGGTTGGCTCTCGCTCCGGAAATACGTAAACCTGTATCGCTGAGTTTATTTAAACCACCAGTAGCGATAGTCTCGTATGCCTCACCCAAAAACGCCGTTAGTTCAGCATCTGACATCAGCTGTCCGTCGCTTTTGGTATAATATTTTCGGTCAAGTTTCCCAATGATGTCGCTGACCCACTTATCCTTGGAAACCTTGCCAACTTTTTCCATTGAATGATGCTGAGGCATGCCCCAGTCATCCAGATGCCCGATGTCGCCACCCGCATCGTTAAACCGGCGGCGGAGCAATTCAGTAACATCCTTCCAGGCTTTTGCCCCCGCCCTAGCTTTGGCATTCCCCGTATTTTTGCCCCGAATTTCATAAACCAGATCACGAACGCCTTTTTCATCTTCGAACAGGCCAAAAAATCGAGGGTCAACAGCTTCAAAGGCTTCCTGCAGCTGACTGAGCGCATAATCTCGCGTAGCCTTCCCGCGAGATTCAACAGACAGGAAATTTGCTTTGCCATCAGCGTGAAAAGCTATCGTGCGATTCAGTGCCTCCAGCTTTCCGTCTTTCCCTTTGTAATTGTTAATAAATGAATCAAGGCGCTGGCGGGCAGTGATAGTTAAGGCAACGCGACGTTTCTTTAACGCCGCCTCTTGCTTTAACTCATCGGCGGCAAGTTGCCCGGCCCTGCGCAGACGTTCGGCTTCGGATAGCATCCGCCACGACGCAGGGTCGTTACGCGCGAGCGATCGCATGTTTCTGTAGATACGGTCTTCAATATTCTGAATTTCACGAGCGCTCAGAGTGCGCTGCGCTGCCTTTTGTACTGCCTGAATGCATTCCTGACGCATAAATTATCCCCTCAAGAAACATGCAACTGCGACATCAAAAAGGCCGGAATCCTGAATAGCCTGTTCATTTTCACGATTCGCCTCGTCAAGCAATTCACGAGCAGGGCGAGACTGAGGGTTACCTTCGTCATCCAGCGTGGTGATCATCATGTCGGGGGCGGTGGTCAGCGATTCCTCAGCAGCTTTCGCATCAATGTCGCCCGTTTCGCTTTCGCTCTGTGTGCGCCGTTGGTCGCTATTACGGACATGAGTAGCGGTATCGGGTGGCGCAGCTTCATCAGCGCTGCGCACTTCGGCCGTTTTGTAATATGAGAGCGCCTGCGCATTCAGATCGCTTTCTGCCTGCTGTCTGCGGGAAAGTTCAGCGCGCGCCTCATAGAATTGTCCGCCGGGTTCATGGGGCGCCAGAATATTACGCGAAAACTCAAGACGCCCCTGCGCCTCTGTGATTCGCTGGTCAAGGTCTCGCAGACGTCCCTGCTTCTCGGCTCTCGCACGTGCCAGCACTTTGCCATTCCCCGCGGGTTCCTCGGATAGGATCTGATTGCGCTGCTCAGTCAGGTTATCAATAAGGCGCTGGCTGTTAGCCACTTCAGACTGGTAAACCAGACGTTCGCCGCGAGGTAGCAACTGCGCTGCCTGCTCTTCAAGCCGGCGCGTATCTGCCGCACGGGCTGCGGTTCCTTCCTCCGCATTAAAAAGTACCTCATCCAGAGACTGCGCAATCAGGCTGCGGCGCCCGGGTATCTCGCTGAATACTGCCGGGTCGACAATGCTGGCCACATCGACGGGATTACCTTCGCTGACATTGCGCATTGCCTGCTGTAATGCCTGGGCGTGTGCATCTCGTGACAGAACGTTGACCGGTACTCCGGGAGCAATATCGATTTCTGCATGGTGGGCTGCATTAGCCGCCAGCGCCGCATCGACATCGGACGGAGCAAACTCCGGCGCACGAACATTCTCGCCGCGGGAGTTAACAAAGCGGCCAAGACCGCCGAACGCAACGCCGAGCACTGCATCAATCGCCATTGCCTGGCGGTCAAAAACATCGTACTGACCGGCCATATCATCGTAACCGGCGTTGCGCAGGGTTTCTGCCGTCATTCCGCGTAGCGCCATACCAAACGCAAGGTTAGTACCCGCAGCATACGCTACGTCAGGCGCAGCACGCGCTACGGCTGCACTGGCATTGAGTAACGCATTCTCGCCCGTTCTGGATATCTGCGCGCCAACACCTTCCGCCAGCGCGCCGCCCGCACGAAGACCGAGACTCATGGGGATCAGTGTACCGGCGCCGGTCGTTATACCGTGAATCAACGCGACATCCTGCGCCGTTGATAAATCCACGCCTTCCGACCTAAGACGTTCAAACTCAGAAAAGCCCTGCAGTGACGTAACCGCCGCCGCACCGCCCATCGGCCCCCCGATTGCGGTGCCAGCTACAGCCTGTCCACCCATATCAAAAAGACCAAACAGAATCTGACCCGCGGTTCCGGTTGTACCGGCATCGGGAGTCAGACGCTTAACCTGCTGTGTTGCCAGCCTCCTCTGCTCGGCGATGTATTCTTCAGAAGAATCCCGTACGGGTGTATTTTCATTAATAAACCGGGACAGAGGGGAAACAACTTTATCCATCCCCGCCCAAAGCAACTGGTCCGGTTTGGCCACAAGGCCAGAATACAAACCCGATACACCGGCACCCACAGCATTATCGAAAAAACCGACATCACTTTTTAAGCCAATGGGACTGGATGCCGCTGTTTCTGACAGTTGGTTTTGATTCGACTGATTTAGCCCGAAATAACTCATTGCGGTATGCCCTCTATAAAGCGCTGACGCTGCTGAGTCAGATCCAGTATTACCGGAGAGCCATCAGATTTAAGCAGATACCCTGCACCGAGCTTAACCAGATACTGGCTGTCACCGTAACTTTGCAGGCCGTATTGTCCCGGTGGAGCTTTGACTCCTGCACCTGTGACCTGTGTTTGCCACGCCTGATCGACTTGTTTATCAAACTGTTCTGCCGACATTCCCCACGGTAGCAGAACATACCCCATACCGTTATAGTCATGAACACCGCCAGTTGACACATTAACGGCCTGCTTCCAGACATCATTATCCAGAACACCGGAGTAATCCCCCTTCTGGGCCATTATTCCCGCGTAGTAATCCTTTGCCACCTCATATGCCATTGCGGCTCCCTGAGCGTCACCGGCAAACGCATCCTGCACGGAGTTTGAGAACTCAAGCCGCATATCGTTTTCCTTGGGCATCGACATCCCTTTTGCGTCTTTAGTCCCTTTTCGTGCAGCAGAACCCGCGAGAATGGTTTTTGACGCTTGCGAAGGTGAAATCGTGATATCAGGATTGATCCAGTTCTCCTGAGCAATTAACGACGAAGGCTTATCCATCAGGACGCCGGCAACCGCCGCAGAGGGCGCATTTACCGCTATTTGTTTGAGTGTGGCCATGTAAGGTGCACCACCGCCAGTACCTTTATGAATGGCGTCCAACAGTTTTGATTGGTTATCTGGTGTTGACTGTAATAGAGCCTGAGATAAAGCATCGGCCTGAACTTTAGGTATCACAGCATCACTTTTAATTCCGAGCCGTTTCTTTTGGATAATGACATTTTTTACATAGTCGCCCATTAAATCAGGGTTATCGGTATAAGCCGCGAATGCTTTTTGGGTCGTCTCATCATTCTGAACCAGCCAACCACCTGGATCTGCTTCACGGGCATCCATGATGCGTTGATAGTTCTGTTGGGCCTGCGCATATTGCTGTTTTTTAAACTGTAAATCAGCTGCGTTATCGGCAGGTTTCAGCGCCTGAACGGCGGTCAGTCCATCGACGGCAGAATTCTGCATCACAAAGTTATTTACCGGCTGAAGCGCCAGCGTATCTTTGTAACGGTTCCATTGCTGATAAAACTGTGCACGCTCTCCCGGTGTTGCAGAAGAAGGGATCGAACGGATGAACTCAGCTTCGGTCACAGGATTCTCAATATTGAGTCCTGATTGCGCGCGTGCAGCATCGTCAGTTATGCGCTGCTGAATATTGACGCGATATGCTGAATCAACCTGATCCTGGATTTGTACTGTGCGTGACGCTATCTGAGCCTGCTGCTGCCCGTCCAGATTTTTGAATTCCTGCGAATCTATGACGGAACGGACATTTCCCATACGCTGAGCGTTCGCCGAAACGGAGTAAACATAGTTACGCGTCTCATTGAATGGAATAGATGCCGCAAATTGCTCATTACTCACCTGGCCCGTACGTGGATCGCCAATCTGTTTCAACCAGTCGTCGACTTTACCAGGGCCAGCATTGTAAGCGGCAAGAGCTAGGATCTGGTTCCCACTATAGCGTTTGAGCATTGCATTGAGGTAATCACCAGTAAACCGGCGGTTTTCCTGTTCGCTGTCGTCCTGAAGTGGTTTAACACCAAATCCCGGATCTTTACCCGTGGGGGGCATTATCTGCCCGGCGCCCTGTGCCCCCGCTGGTGACGTAACCAGGCTACCGTCAGCATTACGATGACGATTACCGCTTTCCTGCTGGTACACGGCCTGCAGCAAAGTGGCCTGGGGCACAGCCAGCACATTCATACCAGCATCGCCGGTATACATCTGCAATTGCTGTTGCCCAAGCCTGGTGTTTAACGCCTCATATGACGCGTCTTTAATCATTGCCTGCCGCTGATCTGGCGGAAGAAAAGACACAATGCCGGTCGGATTCTGTAATGCGGAAAGACGCTGCTCTGGCTGCATCATTTTCAGGGAACCGGTAGCAGCATCGGTGATCCACCGCTGCCCAAGTTGCTGGGCTTGCGTCTGGTCTATATACCCCTTACTGGCGGCGCCCTGAATCATATTGTTCGTGGCATCAAGAATTTGCTGACGGGTTGCCGGGTCGGTCGATGTCAGATAAGTAGACCGGCTGGTCTCCAGCGACTGATTAAGGCCGGCAATATTTGAGTCTTTTTCCTTTGCCCATGCCAGAGAGCGGATTTGTTCACCGCCGCGGATGTTCTGCTGGTTTACCCAGTTATCGAACTCCTGGCGCATGCGACCGCTAGTAATGCCTGAAGCTGAACTTTCAGTAACCTTCTGCATCTGCTGGCCATAGCGGTCCTGCATGGTTGCGTAGTCGTAATCTCTTTCAAGCGCGGCATATGCTTCTGCCTGGCCCTGCAGCCAGGCAGTTTGGGCCTTGCCAAAGCCCAGACGCTGCTGGTCCTGGTATTCCTGCGTAAGCGCGCCGGCGACTACCTGCCCGAGCTGCGCCGTGGCACGAGCGGGAGCAGAAAGCACGTTTGTATCGACAGAAGTGACACCAGTTGAAGGGCGCAGGGCAACATTGCCCAGATCGCGAGCGGTAGGTAAGCGTGGCATATTTTTTACTCGTTATTTATACAGGCTATACAAAGACGCTCCCCCCTGAAGGATGGAGGTCAACCCACCAAGACCACCGGCCGATTTAGCAGACTTCGCCTGGGCTTTAAGAACGCTTGCCTGATTCCTCATTTGGTTTGATTGCTGGGTGCCATTCCACAATGTCATCAGGTTATTCAGCTCACCCTGCTGCGCGATATCAGCGCGGTTATTAATAGCTGACACGCTATTGGCGTTTGCACCGGATGCCGCAGCGTTCGCCAGAGATGTTGATTCTGCCTGGCGGGCTTGAGTAGTTTGTTCACGGGCCTGCTGTTGATATGCGGCATCAACGTTATTCGCTTGCTGTCTCAGCTGCTTTGCCTGCTGGTTATAGACGCTAGCAGTCTGATTGCCTGATTTTACCGATGATGAAGCGTTGAGCAGAGAGCTGCCCATCTGGGCGTAACCCGCCCAGTTTTGCATTGTTCCCATGATTCCAGACCCCGTTCCTGATGCAGCAGCTGTACCAGCTGTTCCTGTAGCGCCCGCCGTTCCCGTCTGCGTTACTGGTGTGCCGACTGCTGCGGTTATTGGGGCAGCGGTCGAGCCAGAGGCCCCTGCGGCGCCCGATCCTGCAGCAGCACCACCACCCATCAATGCAGAGCCCCCTAAAATGCTTCCGGCTATCGCCGCAGCGGTTTCGCCGGGGTGATCGCCAACCCAGCCACGAATTCCAAACGAGTTAAGTGTTTTTGAGTTCGCGCGCTCCTGATTGCCAGGGATATGCTTGAGGTCCTTCCATGCCCCACTAAAATCGCCTTTACCTAAATCCTTCAGTACATTCATCGGAGACTTTATCGAGTCCCATGCCCCTGCCCATATGGCTGACGCCTGCTTTGACATGGTTAATTCCTCCAAAGACCTTGATATTTTCCGATATTCCACTATCGATAAAGCCGCAATATTCCAGAAACCGGGGAGCGCTCTTCCATTCTTCATCAACGACCGCGTAAACCGGCTGGGTATAGGTTGAGATAATTTCTTTAATGGCCTTACATGCAGCCCTGACCATGGATACTGGATATTTCGGCGCGTCGCTCTTCATTTCCATGAAGGCAACCAGTCTGTGATCCCGCCGCATTACGCCGCCGAATGCCACTACTTCCCCGTTAACCTCCAGTGCAATAGCCCGCATGGTGCCAGGAACTTTCTCGTACCAGCCTGAAATATCATCTCTTGTTGCGTATCGAATGTTACTTATCATGCGTTGTCAGACTCACTATTGCCGCCAGAACGGTAACAGGCCGCGGGGCGGCGGCGACAAGACAAATCCGGGAATCGGTATCCCACGAGCCATCAAACTCAAAGGAATCCCGGTCATACGATTCCCACACCGTGTTACTTGCGGTGGGATTAGCAAACTCTTCGGCAGGCAAATCGTCCTGAATGTCGAAGTCAGGCCCATACGTCATCCCGCGGTAGTGGGTGTTCCTCATGATTAACGCAAGATGGTCCACGCGTTTACGCTGCGCCAGTGCGGTGCCCATCCCAGCAGCGTATGCAAGCTTTGAGCTTTTGTACTTCGCGGTATAACCCAATCCCGCGATAACATTTCTGTATGAAGCCCCCAGCGATATAGCACCACTGCTTACCGTTCGCGTACCAATATCTTTGCCGTCGGCCCATACCACTACCGCTTTGCCCTCGATGTGGTTAAGCCCGGAAAGAGTGTCGCTGGTACTTCCGGTTCTGGAGATGAATGAATCAGCCTGTTTATTCATGCTCCCGCCGATACACTCGGACTCTTTAGCCCACCGCTCCAGGCACCGAATACCGTTCCTGTAAACGACGTAGTAAACCCGGTCCTCTTCGTCGCCTGGCAATGTGACAACATCCTCAACAGTGCCATCGGTTTCCACAACAACCCACGCTTTGAGGTCTTCAGCCGGGTCGCGGACAAGGACAGCAACAGTGCCGTTTTCCCGCACACAGTGGATGCGATCATCAGGAAGGCGTTGCGCCGCGATGCGGACAATGGGGGAATTACCACATTCCGGCCACAGGTCGGTAAGGTCTGTACTGGCGTAGTCGTAGTAATCACTGGTGTAGTTGAGTTCATACACCCGGCGTCCGCTGCGGTGGATGAAGATGCCGCGGTTATCCAGGACTACAGCACCGGCATGCGTACTTCCCCGCGTGGAAGGATACTTGATATGGAAGTTATCAGGCGTTACCACTTCACCATAAGAGGACGACTGAATTGATGCCTCACTGCCCTGAGTGCCTGCAATTAAGCGGAGCAGCGGCAACAGCCAGTTGACCTTATCGACGGGACCCGAACCGATACTGTAATTAATCGCGCTCGCATCGCCGGCGACTTTATCTTCTGAATTATTACCATCGTCAAATGAATCATAGGCATCAGAGTAACTGCCATAGATACGGTCACCACCAGCCCACCACAACCGCCCCTCAAAGATGGCCACCGCGCCGGGGAATCCGTTTTTCTCAGAGAAGGCCCCTTCATACCAGTCAGCAGTCGCAGATGTTCCGCCCAGGTCAGAAAGGACAATCCCGGTTGCCGACGTCCTGGAATTAACAGCTGTTATCCGCACTGTTCCCGTCAGGCTGCCGCCAGAATACTCAAGCGAGACCTGCACGGAGCCGGAACTGGTTTCCCAGTCGCCCGCCGCGACACCGATCCGATAGTAGATAGTATTATTGTTCAGCCCGTCGTCGTAGGTTTCTGACGTTTCACCGGCCCACGTCTTAACATCAGTCCAGGCACCCGGCTCACTTACAGAACGTTGAAGCGTCACGGTCCCGGACCACGGCGTCGCGGGATCGACGTTAGCAATGCTGACCGTAAACTTGCGCGAGTCATCAATCCCGGTCACCTTCACATACCCGGTAAACTGAGACTCACCGTTGATTGCTGACGATACAGTTTGTCCGCTTGAGGTCAAACGGAATAGTGCACCAACATGTCCTGAACGAAACAGGCTGGCGGACGCCGTAAGAGTAATCAATCCCGTTCTGGCGCCGGGCGTGAGCGTCGTGGGAGAAACGTTCATCACATTGTACGGACCATCGTTAGAATAATACTTAACGACAGACCACGAACCGTTATCACGCCGCTCAATACGCCTCTGCTGTATGCCACTACACGCAACAAACAACACATCGGCGCTTTGTGCTACCTGGACTAAATACAGATCGCTATCTCTCCACGGGGTATCCAGAACCAGAACACCACCGCTTTCAACTGCCACAGAACCAACTATCACCGGGAACGTCTCAGCACTTTCAAACTGAATGTAAAAGTCGCCGGCGGGAGTGAACGACAATGAGCTGACGCCCTCCAGCAGAGTAGTTTCAGCGATATAGTCATCCTCACCCTGGCTTGAGCCGATCATTATAGTTACCGGCCCGCGAGCTACGCTGACGCGAATAGCATGCTGCACATCCTGATCGGAGGCGGACACACTGACCTGCTGCCAACGAATTGCTGATGTGGAACTGTTGCCGGTTAACTGCATGCCTGCATCAGTCCATTCAGAGGTGGAGTCGGATTCATCAGCATCCGTCCATCCAGAAAGGTCAGATTCAAAACCTCCATTCGTAATGACTGAAGAGACAGCGCTGCGGGAAACCAGAACATCATCAACCCACACACGCATTTTGCCGTCAGTAAGTTCAATGAGAGCCGTATCATCAGTCGCGAACACAAACGGAATAAACCGGGATCGCTTATTGTCGAGGGTCTGCCCGATATATCCCAGTCCTGGTCGGAGCATCATGGAGCCAAGCAGTCGAGGCATCCAGTTAGTCTGGACCTCCGCCGACAGCGCCAGCCGCTCAATGTCGGTGCGGGCCAGCGCCAGAGGCGAGATAATCCCACGGTTAAAAGCGAGAAGCGGAACGTTATTACGTGGCATGATTTGTCCTATCGGGAAAACCGGCTGCGCTGCCCCCTGCGGGAAGTAACAAATGCGCCGGCAGGAACGCGCTTAGTCGGATCCTGTAGGGCATCCTTGGTTAGAGCATCGCGTTTTCTGGTTTTATACTCGTACTCAATAGTCTGAGCATCGGAGCCATTTTTCAGGCGACGTGAAACGAGTTTCGCCAGATGCGCCGCAATAAACATTCGGTACGTTTCCGGCCAGGCTGAACCGTTATTACCATAGAACTCACTATCCGAAACGTAGCGGATGTAGATCTCGTCATAGTTACAGAACCAGAATGCCGCCTCGTCTGTATAGTCGAGTATGGTGTTATTGAAATAAGGGTCAGAAGCAACAGAGCACGTCCTGATCCAGTCTTCAGGCTTATCAAATGCCCTGATGTAACCAAACGGCGGTTCTACTGACGGGGAGTAATCCAGGCGCTCCGCTCTGACGGCAAAATTCCACTGCCCTTGCTCAAGGCAATATCGCAGCGCCGTATCCCATACAATATCGAGAAGGCGGCGAGGTTCCCGATTTTCATCCAGAGAGAAGAGTATCCGCTCACCCGACAGGATCAGCGCATCATTGTAGATTGCCAGCCGAATGTTCGGGTCAACGGCCATCGTTACACCTCTTTAATAAGTAGTTCCATTTTGGATGCGGCTTCTTCCTTGGTCTGGATGTTACCTTCCATCACTTCTCCGTCTTCCCTACGGATTACAGACCACTTAGCCTGTCCGCGGAACTTCACAAAATACGGTTTTCCGTCCTCTTTAGTTTCGGGCTCAATCTCGCCGAATTGCTGATGAATGAAGAATTCAACTTTTGCTGCGAGTTGCTTCACTGATGTCACAACACCTTCGGCGTACCAGGTGCGATCGACTGCGAAGACTTCTATTTTGTCGCCAGCTTTTAGCTGGTAAGCGATATGCGCCCAGGCGGCTGGTTGTCTGAACAGGTCAATATTCTGTCCTTCTTCGGCAACAATGCGAAACGTATTGCGGGCATGCTCGGCAAGTTTTAGCCGGGAAGGGATAATATGGTGAGCCATTCTTACCTCACAAAAAAGATAGCCCTCTCAACGAGGGCTGGGGGGGGGGTTCATTATGCTGACGCGGTCGCTGTTGCGAGGGCCAGTGTGGCTCCAGCAGCGGAGACTGCCGATACAAACGCGATATACGACATCGGCGTTTCCGTATCGTAAACCACAACGGAGTCACCAACTTTCAGCCCTAGCGCCTGACCGTTGGTGATATAGGATGCCGCGGTTACTGTAGCGATCGGGTCAACTGAAGAGTAAGACCAGGCAGCACCACCGCCGCCGATGCGGTCCTGAAGTAAAGCCGGTGGGTTGGTTGTTGTGTAAGCCATTTATTCCCCCTTATGCATCAGCAACCATTGAAGAACCGTCATGATTCAGCACCACAACGCCATTTGGCTGGAGTAGCGAACCGCCCATGAACATGGAAGTACGCGCCCAGTAGTAATCATCTTCTTCGTTATAACCGGCTTTTACGTCCATATCCCCGCTGTTGACAGCGTGACCAATGGAGTTGCGGTGGTAGACGAAAAGGTGTTCGTTGGCAGTGCCAACGCCAGGAACACGCGAATGCACTACCCAGTTAACACCAGCCCAGCGCAGCATTTTGCGCACAGGGCCGTTAAATGGCTTCACATCCACGTAATCGGCGCTGGTGAACTGGTTGTTCTGGTAAAGGAAAGCGCGAAATGCCGGAGACATAACACCGAACATGTTGCTTTCTTCTTCGACATCCACATCGTTATTGCCGAGCACCGCGATCGCTTTGGTTACTGCAACCATGCGTGAATCAGCTGCGGAACCAGTCACGTTAATGGTCTGGGTCGCAGTGTTCAGGTTCGCCAGAATGACGTCGTCAATCTTGCGGTTCATCACCTTAATGGTGCCCTGCTGCATGATGCGGCGGCCGTCGCCCTGAGAGCCAAAAATATTGAATCGGGTGCGGCGGGGTTTATCGTGCCATTCGGTCAGAATTGCAGGTTTCTGCGTCAGGTTGTCAGCACGTGCAGGGATCATCCCGTTAACGCCACGGGTAACTGCTTCCGCGCCACCGGTATCAGCAACAAGGAATGTTGCTTCGTTACCTTTAACCACGGATTCGGTTACAACCGTGCTGCGCAGCATGGACTGGCCGAACTCGAAACCGGCGATGAACTCCTGCCGGTACTGTTTTTGAAAAGCGGTATCAGACATAAATTGTCTCCATCGGATTGTTTTATTGCCGCTCCGACGAGGTATCCATTCCGGCAGACAATAGCGGGGTGTCCTCTGTTAAGAGGGGCCGGTTATCTGTGAAAGGGGTCGTGCTGCGCGGTTACTACTGAAAGGGATTAGCCCAGGCGTTCCTGAGCTTCGTAAAGTTGACGCAGGCGGGTCTGAGATGCTTCATCTTTGAACCAACCCTCATAATCGTCACGCATGCGTTTTTCGAGAGTTGCAATTTCGTCGGTGATCGCCTGTGGATTGCTGGCACCCGGAACCACTGTTGCCACCGGGTTTACCGCGCGGGCGACATCAACCAGCCATTTCGCCACGTCAGGATTATTGAAAATGCTGACTCCGTCTCCGGTCTGTGCGCCAAGGAACAAATCCTTCGCATCCTTCGACAGACCATCCAGCATGCCGTTAATCAGGTTGATATTTCGGCGGTATTCCGGCCCCCACTCCTGGCGCAATGCATCTTCCGTCTTCTGTTGGGCTTCGACATTGCGCTCATAGCGGGCCTGCATCTCCTGCTCGACCATCTGCTGGTTCCACTCAATGGCGGCCTGCACATGTTCTTTGGAAACGTTCTTGCCGTGCATCGCTTCGAGGAAGGACGATACACGCTCTTTATCTTCATCTCCCAGAACTATGCCTGACGGCAAATCAGCCAGGTAATCATCGGCCTTCTCTGGCACACCGTTATCTTTGCGCCATTGCGCCAGCTCTTCATTGGTCGGATTTTCCGGCAACTTAGCAGCGCGGAATTCACCAGAGCTCATCTTGGATTGTAGTTCGCGATGAGCTTTTGCCAGCGCTTCAGGTGAAGCGTAGCGTTCCAGCTGTTTACGATACTTCGCATCATCGCCGGCAAGCTGATCGCGCCAGTTATCAGGAAACTTTTGTGGTGCTGCTGGCGGCTGTGGATCATCCGTATTTAGCGGATTAGGGTTGGGGTTAGGCTTACCCTGTTCGCCTTGCTGACCACTTTCAGGCGGTTCCTCCCCATCCGGACTACCACCAGCGGGAGCGCCGGGGTCACCGTTTCCATCATCTGGGGCGTAGTATTTTAAGAACATGTTGCGGAATAGCATTGGAATTCCTCAATAAAAAACCCGCACGAAGCGGGTTATTTTTGTTTCCGTTTGGCTTTCGCCTCTTCAACTTCCTTCGACGAAAGATTATTCATCTTCACCACTTGAGCCCCGACGAATCGTTTACCCTCAGCAAATGCCGTGTCGCGATCGCTATCTGGCCTGTAACTCAGGTCGTAATAGCCGGTCAGATTCATAAGCTCATGCAGAATTAACTTTTGTTGCTCTGGCGTGGCCTCGCCTTTGTTTAGCGCCTTTATCGCATAAACGAAGGGGATATTGTCACCCCACGGATACGGCAAATAAGGTTCATGTGCTTTTATGCTCATGCGGCTGCCTCCCTGAAGGACTGAGCGGCATCAGCCACATTTTGCAGCGTTTGGGCTCCCTGCGCCACTTGCTGCATCTCTGCGGCGCCTTGCTGCTGCTGAGCCTGTTGCTGGAGAATTTGATTCGCATCATCTTCGCTACGCAGCCACTTAGCCGGTACACCTGAACCATCCATTGCGTCCCTAAACGCTGTACGAATATCAACGTCAGCATCGACAGAAGGATCAATGTTTCTCGCAATCCCAAGCATCTCGGCGGTTACCTGCAGTTTGCCTTGCTTCTCCTGCCCGATAGCAGACTGGAGCGGGCTCTCGAAGGAGAACTGCACATCCTGCCCCTGAAGGGATTCGGGAATGTCATAGCGGGAACCGAACGCACCGGATTGCATCAGCAGGTTAAACGTCATATCGCAGAGCTCGCCGTTGTACTCCTGCTCTACCGGAGAGAACAGCGGCAGTGCCTGACGAATGTACTCTTGCACCCGCTGGCTGACCTCATACGCCGTCATGCCAGACATCTGCGGCAATGTCAGAGTGTTGAGATAAAACGCCTGATGAATCATTACCTGGACATCATTGCGGATGTTCATGCCGGCAGGGAGTTGCGTTGACTTCGTAAACTCGCCGATAACTTGCCTGATGTCCTGATCCGCCTCAAGGTCTGCCCAGGTGATACCACCTGCCATCAGGTTAAAGTCATCGCGAAATACAGACTTGTTCGCCACCAGCGGCGGGTCAACAGCCTTTTCGCCAGCTTCGAGAAGGACACGAGTGATTGACTGAATCAGGCGCGCATCCGGCAAAGCCACGATAGTGGCCGGAGAGTAAGCATACTGAGAACCAGATACCGTTTGCCATCGAGGGATACAGTAAATCCGGTTCATTACCGGCGTTTCTTCCATCACATGCTGATTATCAACATCAATATAAACCGATGTGTACGGCGCACGGCTTTTCCCCATCTCGTATTGTTCAGACGGAACAACAATATGTCGGCAATTGACCTCTTTGTACGGGTCTTTCTCCAGATGATTTTTGACCTGCTGACTGATTTTATTGCCGAAAAGCTGCTTCAACTGGGTCGCTGTAGGCTTCCACTTCCGGTGAATGGTGTCGATCTCGCCGTCCGCGTTTTCTGCCCACGCCACGTCCCGGAGATGCCAGCAGCGATACAGCAGGCCATTAGCATGTCTGTTAAGTTCAACGCTGATCGCACACTGGCCGAATGCTGAGAAGTCGTGATCGCCCTCTTTGGTGGCCCTGACCAGTTGAGTTCCTCTCGCATACATTGCCCGATACTGAACATCTCTGGCCCATTGCAGCCAGACTTTTGCCTGGTGGTCGGGTTCACTGCCCTGAATATTCAGATTGAACCACTTATCACGCCTCAGCATTGAGCCAAAGGAATCTCCCAGGTCACGACGCGCCAGTACGGGGTAGCTGGTCATTAGATGATCCGCGAACTCATTACCCAGCGAACGGCAGATAGTGAAGTCAGCCCGCTCAGGATAAAAGTTATCGGCGATTTCCTGCCAGAGCGACAGCAGAGAGGATTTCTTGCTGAACAAGTGATCGCCGTTCTTTATCAGTTGCTGTGCTCTGCTGTCCATCATCCACCCAGTTTGTTATTGCTGCTGCCGGTGAGAATTGTGCTACTTCGACCGCTGCGCTGCTGACTCTGAATCATGCTGCGACGTCGCGCAGCCTTTACGGCGTCGGTATCTTCAGTCGGCGCCGCTGTCTGGTCTTCACTTTCAACCGTTACGCCGCCGCTCTTGGTTCCTAAAATACTACCGACAACACTACCGATAGCGTCTGTTGCTTTACTCATTTATCGTCTCCTTTTCTGGTTGGAGTGTCCGAGATTAACTTTCGGCGGCGCATTCCGTGCCCGGTAGCCGCCGCGAACATTCGCCTGCCTTTCACCATCAAACCAACTCATAACCACGGCGTCGCCCCGGTCAGGAGAACGTCCAAGGCGCTTAACGAGATTTTCTTTCGACTCAAGATGAATGACGCCGCCGCCATTCCCGCCACGCTTAACCTCATAGGTTGGTGCGGTAAGGTCAGAGAGTAATGTTGGATCGTTTGGGAGGCAGATTGTTGAGCCGCCTGGCTGGTCAGGATTCAATGCCTCACGTAGTTTCCAGTAAGCCTCGGTTCGAATATTTCTGAACTTCAGCAGGCCATCATGTGTACGTCTGACGGAATCCTTGATCCCCATGTACGAAACAGCATCAACGCCGTTTTCACGCAAGTGCGCATAGGCGTCACCACCCCAGCCGCCGCCAATATCAACAATGCATTTGGCGCCATCACGGCGCTTGGAGATAACCAGACCAGCAACATCAGTTCCTCCGGGAGTCTCTTTCCCCGGAACTGTGAGCAATTCAGCAAACCAGCCGTCATGGCGGGGAGATATCACCGTGTTGTCAGAACCACCCTGCGCAACGTCCACGCCAATGGCACACATTGGAACGCCCGCGGGAGGTTGCGCCGTCCAGCGAGACATTGCCGCCTGCACCCAGGCTGTGGGGATGCATTGGTTGGGTTCATCCTGAAGCGATGCCCGGAACTGCCCATCGCGGTATGCATCCCGTAATTCTTTTGGAAGGTTGTTAAGGATACGGGCATATTCGCCATCAGCAGCCAGATCGGGATTGTCGCTTAACTTTGCCGGGATGAATGTTCTCGACTTAGCCTCAACCATGAAACCACCGATCAAGTGCGGCCCCCGGCCTTCAACCTCCATTTCTTCGCCGACTTCATTTCGAAGATACCAGCGAAGTTCGCCGGGTTTCGCGGGGTTAGGATGCGATGGATCAAGCCATGCCCCCCACCGCCGAATAACCCATAGCCCTGTAGCGCTGGTCGGTGGGTTACCAGTAGCCACAACCCGGCATTTTTGCCCCGGAGTCGTGGAACGGTTCCAGATCGTGATGAACTCGTACTGAGTTTCGAGGAAGTCAGTCACCTCATCGAAACAAATTAAATCGTGAGGATCACCTTTATAGCGCTGCTTGTCCTCTTCCTGCTCACAGCCGCCGTACTGGATTAGCTTTTTGCCATTCCTCCAGACCAGATCCGAACCATTCCACCCATCACGACCGCCGTCGAACAACTTACCGATAAGTTCAGACTCGGCCAGTTTCTTGGCATCTTCGCGGATACGTCGCAAGATGAGTGATCGCTCGTGGCTTGTGACAGCCAGGCCGTTTATCAGCGCAGATTTACCACCGCCCGCCTGTCCGCCGTAAAACAGTTCATCGGCATCACAGTAATAAGCGTCAGTCTGAGGGCCAGGATTCGGCACCCAGAGCATATCTTTTGTCGCGGCCATTACATCATGCTCGACAGCCTTCAATTCTTCAGGGGAAAGAGACTTCAGGCGTTCGAGAACTTCATCAAAAGAAATCCCGCTCATATCATTTCATCGCTTTAGTCAGGGCAAACGCCAGGCGACGCGCAAGCACGTTGAGATCGACAACCTCCCCCTCTTTTTTCTCAGGAGGTTCAAGTTGTTTGCGGATTTTGTCTACTTCCAGTTGGCGGCGCTCAATCTCCACCTGCTGGATGCGCTGCGCATTCTCCGCATCAGCCAGGCCCAGACGCTTAGCGACAGCCTCAAACATCCGTTCACGGCTGATTGAGGTTATTTCGATACCGGCCTTGCCGACCTTCACGCCGGAATAAGCCAGTGCGGCCGCATCATCCAATTTTGTCGAGTCTTGCAGCACTACGCGGCTCACTCCTTCGCCATTACAGCGCGGGCAATCTGGATTAGGATCGAGTGTATGGTTATAGCCATAACCGCCAACATCAACAGGCTCGCGACGTTTGCGCTCAAGCGCTTCGAGTCGCTTCTCTTCGTACTCCACGGCATCACGCCATTGGTACTGGTGACCGAAGCCCCAGCAGTGACGGCAACAACCGCGGCGATGTTGCGATATCTGGTTGGCGTCGAAGGTGGCCAGGCGCCACATCTTCTCAAGCACTTCATCGGCACTTCCCAGCGTGCGCACAATGGATGCTTTCTGCTGCTGCGCAATGGCCTGCGCAATGCTAACTTTTGCTAACAGCCTTGCTCCCTGCTCATTCGCTGTCCTCTTGCTGTACCCGGCACGGATAGCGGCCTGCGTGGCGTTGTTATCCTTCAGGTATTCCGCGACAAATAAACGCTGCTGGGCAGTAAGACCGTCATCGTCCACCAGCTCTTCTGCGCACTTTTCCTTTTGCGCAGTGCGCAATTTCTTCTGCGCAGGTTTTTGCGCAGTTTGCGCAGAAGGTTTTTTAATGTATCGACGGGCGGTAGCGTAATTCAGTCCCTGCGCTTCACACCAATCCTTCGGTGATACGCCGGTTGCGGCATGATCGGACAGGAACCGTTGCTGAAGCTCGCCCCAGTCCGGTTTTGCCATGGTGTTTTCCCTGAATTCTGAACATTATCGAAGCCACTCATTGTGAATAGCTTCTGTAATGCCTATGTCATGGTTAAACGATTTGCCAGTCTTCGGCCATCAGGTCGCCCGTAGACGGTACCCAAGCGCACAATTCATTCTGTGAATTTCTCAGCACAAACATGTCATTGAACGTTGGCTCGCCAACATATTCGCCAAAGCCATAACCCAGTGCCGACGCTAATTTTTCGCCTTTCACGAGATAAACAAATTGTTCTTTCCCGTTCCATCCCGCCCGCTGCAAACTCTTCCCCTGCTTGAGCGCTTCAATGGCAAGGCCGAAACTCAGCCCTGATACCGGACGGTAAGCCTTTTCGAATACTTCTTTCGGGCTCCAGCTAACGTAGCCATCAAAGCGATCGGTGTTAGGTTTTCCGCCGTCCAGATATTCAACCAGATAGCCTTCGTCCGCGCCGTTCTCGTCGGCAGGAAGCTGCCAGCCGCGAAAATCGTTATATGCCTGTCTCGTCATCGGAAAGGCGTTAATCAGTTTCACGCCAATATGTTGGGTCATTGAACCACCTTCAAGATTAATAATCCCCATTAAGGGATAGTGAATGATGCCCCCTTAATGGGGTTAGCAATCAGAGTCAGGACGGGCGACTGCACGGCAGGCCCACATACAGGCTTCCTGCATTTTGGTGCGGGCGATTGCCAGGCTGCGCATAGCTTCATCAATCTTCCGAGCCTGCTCAGCACTTAACATTGCCGGGCCATTACGGACAGCCAACAATTCACCTCGCTCTGTATCGAGCAGACTGCAAAAATGCCGGCTGACACCTTTGAGGCGGTTCATGCGCTCAATGTCGCCCGTGGTTAATGTGCGGTAGCCCTTTACTGTGGTGCCGTCCTGCGGTTTTGCTTCACTCATTTCGTAGCCTTTTCGGTTAGGTGCGGGCAGTTGGCCAGCACTGATTTGTTGTGCGCCAGAATGTCACGCTTCGTCTGACGGTCGAGAACATCGATATCGTGGTCTGTCAGATAGAGAATTCTTACCCAACTGCACGCCGTATCAACTACCACTGGGGCGGGTGAATTGTTCGCGCAGCTCGCGATCAACATCGTCATCGCCCATACGCTTAACATCTTCCTGTACATCGCTGGCCCCTTTCGTGACTTCTGCCTTACGTTCTGCCGCGGCGATGCTGGCGGCCGCATTCTCTTCGGTACGCTGCTGACTGGCTTTCGCTTCTGCTTTACTGGTTCCGCGGGCGTGACCTAACCCAAACGCGCCAGCGATTAAGCCAAGCAGAACGACTACCAGCCCGCTGATAAATTCAAGGCTCATTACGCCTCCTGCTGCTCATCGGCTTTTTCTTTCAGCTTTGGCTGTCTGACGTATTGAGAGAGGATGGCGAGCACTACAAGAGCCGGGCTAATCATCGCCACAACGTTAGGCGGCAGAATACCTTTGATATCCGGCGGCAGCATAGCCCAGGCATTAAGAGCAGCATCCGGGAATGATTGAGCCCATACACCGACCAACGCGCCGGCAGCGCCCAGGCGGACAGACCATGTTTTAAGCAGCAATCGGGCATGACCAACAAACTCCAACTGGGTATATTTGCGCAGTAGCAACAGAACGAGCACGGCCACCAGCGCCAGCAGGGAAAAAATAATCATCGTCATAGGCTCACCCGCTCTTTAACCCAGCCGTATAGAAACGCTTCGTTAGCTGGCCTCGCTTCGGCCAACTCAAGATAGCGAGCGCCCTGGCTGCAATTCAGCGCTTTCAGTAATGTGGTTTCGCCATCTTTGCCGCGAACTGCCAGGTAACTTTTCAGCGCTGCAATAGTGATGTTGCCTATCGCGCCGTCCGGCTTCAGGTCCGGATATAGATTGCCCTGCATATTCAGCGCCGATAACCAACGCTGCAGGAATGTACTGGCGACACGCGGCCCCATGTTCACGCCGGTATCACACAATTCCTGTGCAATTACTGGCGACAACTCGGCAATGCGGTCGAACTTCGGTTCAGTCCAGTATTG